CTATTGCGACTTGAGAAGATGTGAGTCTCACTTGTTTGCGACCACTCTTTGTACTACGCGTTGCAGAGGCAACGTTCTGTGTAGGTTTAGTAGTCTGTTTTTCTTCTACTGGTCTATCAAATTTATGGGGAAATTCAAGTCTTATTCTTTTATCAACTTCCTCATAATATTCGTCAGATTGAGGATCCATACCTTCTTCTTCGGTTAGTTTCCTATGTAGATCGAATGCTGTGTAAGTCATGGCGTTATCCTTGCCAAACCACTCATTTTTCTCTGCCCAAGCTTCTGCTTTTGGATCTCTAGCCGGTGCTTGTTGCATTGGTTGTCTTTGTTGTTGAACAGGTTCTTCTTTAGCAGCTGTTTCTTGCATTTGATGCTGAGTCTTTAATTCTGCTAATTTACCTTGTTCATAACCCAATTGAGATATTTGAGTCAAAGCTTCTACTTCTGCTTTAGAATCTTCGTTTTGTCTAGCGGCTGCAAGTTTTGCTTGTGCTGCTGCAATAGAAGATGAAATTCTGCCTTCCATTTCTGTGGCATAGTTTTTATCTAAAGATGTAGCTTGTGTTTGAAATTGATCTCGTTCTTGTTTAACACTGTGTGCATAACGTAAAGCTTCTTCTTTTTGTCTTTCAGCTTCACGCATTTTTTTTGTAAGTTTAGCTATTCTTTTCTTAACTCCTTCAGAATACTCTTCAACTTCTTTAGAGTTATCTGGTTGTTTATCACTTTTTGCTTCGTCAGCTTTCTGTGTAACCTCACCGCCTTCGTTCTTTTCATCTCGAACAACAGGCTGCTCATCAGATTTCTCAACTGTGTTATCGGGCTGATCATCGTATGTAATATTTGCTTCATTTGGTTTTACCTCATTTTCAAAAGTCTTATCTGTTTCTTTTTCTGTTTCTGGTAATTCTACTCTTGCACCCGGTCCGGATGTATCTAAATCAACCATTGGCTCATTAGATAATTTTTCTTCTTTGTCTGGCATAGTTTTTCTCCTCTATGATTAAAATTCGTGGAATATGTCTTCAGGGTTTTCCACGGTTGCTAAAACTTCATCATCATTCAAAAGTCTTATTTCACCCCCATCTATTTTAATTCGTGATCCTGCATATCTTGCAAAGATAATCCAATCACCTTTCTTAGCCCAAGGACCTTCTGGGAAACGTTCTTTATCATAACAGTGTGGACCCATATCTAAAACAAGACCGCAAGTTGATGCTACTTGTGATCGTTCTACTGTATCATCTGCTAATATAATTCCGCCTTTAGTTTTTTCTTTTTGCTTAAAAGGTAAAACTAAAATTCTCCAACCAGTTGGTTTAGGTAATTTTGCTGAAACTTCTTCTTTTTTTTCAGTAGGTTTAACACCCACTAGTTTCTTATTTGGTAACTCAATTTTCGGTTTTTGAGTTGATGTTGATAACTGTTCCTTCATTTTCTTTTTGCTCCTTTTTGTTTAGCAGGCTGGATATTTCCTGACTTAAATATTGATACGTCCGTATCTGTCCTAACATATACTGATATTTCTCCATATTGTCAACACCACCTGATGCCATTGAAGATACTACATCATCATGCCTCATTTTTATTATTTTTCTTATCTTGTCGATAAATGTCATTTCGTCCATTATTTCTTTTTCCTTTTCTTTGGTTTTATTTTGCTACCATATTTTTTAGTCCATTTCTTTGCAATGGCAGGCTCTTTTGCAAATAAATATTTACGTTGTTTTTCAGATTTAAAGGGCAACCCTAGGCTCCCTAAAATCGGAAATTGCTTTTAACTTTTCTTGAGCATCAGCAATTTTTTGAAACTGCTTATCTATCTCATCTATATGTTGTGGGTGCTCACCAATACCTACAGAGTTCTCCAGGTATATTTTTATGGTTGCATCTGCTTCAGCTATCTGTGCTTCGTATCTAGCTTCTAGTGCATCTAGTATTGCAGTTTTCATATTAGCCTTTTTTAGACCCTATTACTTTCTTTAATACTTTAGCTTGACCCGCATGTAATTTAGATGCTTTTTTTAAACCTTTAATTACTTTCTTGACTGATTTTACTTTTTGTTTTTTCATTTAACATTTCCATCGTTTACGTGCCTGTCTTAATCTAGAATTAGGATCTTTTGCAGCCTTTGGAAATTGTTTCATTTGGCCTGCGCTTCTTGCACAGTACGACTTACGTCGATTTGCAGCTTTAGATCCTGGTTTTACTTTTCCAGTCACGGCTGTTTTTAATTTAGAACCGGGATTTTTTCTTCTATAGGCAGCAACACCGGCTCGTGTCATACCTGCTCCAGATTTTGTAGACCTGAAGTTTTTCTTATTTCTTGCAGGCATGTTATCTGCTTTTCTCATGCCTACTTTTTCTTTTTAGGTTTCTTAGCTGTCTTAGCTGCTCTTTTAAAATTAGCAGCAGTTGGTGCACCTTTAGCTCCAGGTTTTCTCATCTTCTCACCTGAACCAGCGGCGATTCTCTTTTTTTTAGCGTGAATGTTAGCGTATAAGCCACGTTTTGCCATTTTATTTTCCTCTTAGTTTTCGTTTATTATTAATTTACAATCAAAACAGTATTTAACTTTTTTAGATATTTTATTGACATGATCACATGCAGTTTTAACATCGCATGCACATCTTTTCCCAAAAAGTTTTTCAATAAGTTTTTTAAACATTTTTTTTCTTTTTAGGAATAACACCTTTAGCCATTAAAATATCTTTTTTAGTAATTTTACCATCACCTGAATGATCTGGAAATTTACTTTTCTTTTTCTTTTTTTTAACAGGTCCGCCTTTTGCGTACATAGCGCCACCGGCCATTCCCATATCAGAAGGGTAGTAACCAGACTGCATATCTTTTCTCATCATGCCGCCACCCATTTTTTTTGCTCTTCCGCCATTCATTAACTTTTGTCTGTTCGGATTTGTTTGATTATTATAGTTTCTATTTGACATATTATTTTTTCCCCTTCATGGCTCTTCCGAAACCACGTTTAGCTTTTCCGCATCCTACACGACCGCCTTTTTTAAAATAACTTAAACCATCATTACCTGTTCCATAAGTAATAGGTTCTCTTACTACTCTTGTTGGTTTTTTAAAATAGTTGTCTGGTATGGTAACTTCTGAAGTATCCATTTTATTTATTACAGGACTAGCAAGAACAGAATCTCTTCTTATTCTTTTCATACCCATATTTTTTGATAAATTAGATGGCATTGTATCGTCGGAATATGCATCATTTGAAGTCATTGCTTTTATTGCATCTGCGTTTGTTGAAGGACTGGCATTTCTATTTGCAAATGCTCTTCCTAGTCCAGCTATCGCAAGACCAGCACCTAAAACTTTTGCAAGTTTTTTAAGTCTTTTGTTTTTTTTCTTTTTAGCCATTATTTTTTGCCTCCGTTTTTAAATATCTGTGTACCCTTTATACCAAAAATACTACCAACTACAAGGATCCATAATGTTGAAAACCACGTAGGAAGTGCCGCAAAATGTTCAAAGAAAGTTTTTACCTTATCAAGAGCACCAGGATCCTCTGAGAAGACTCCCCACGCGAGCACAATTATGGGCGCCGACAAAATTACAAGAACGAATTCGTCCTTGTAGTCATTTTGACGTGCCTCTAACAATTTTCCTTGGTATTGTTCTTCACCTCGCGCTTGTCTCTCAGCATGCAGTAACTGTGCATCCGACATAGCGACTTTTGCCTTCTGCTTATTAGCATAAATTTTACTTCCAGCAGAAACGGCTAGTTTAATTGCCGATAACCACATGTTAGTACCAAGTAGCCTTTACAGGTTTCTTATCTGCTCTAAGTCTTTTAGTGCCTTTAACTTCAACAGTCTGAGATTCAAATGGATTAGTAGCTTCTACAACTACACCACCTTGTTTCATACCGTCTTTGTCTGCACCTAACTCAGGAGTAACGTTTTGATTTTTATTTTTTTTCATATATTCTCCTTATACTATCTTTTAGGACCTTTCAAGATCCTAACATCTGTTTGTTTCATCATGTCATTGACCATTTTTGCATCAATTCCCATCTGTGTTTTTTCTAAAGATGTGTCAGCTCTAAGCTCTGCAAGTTCTTCATTTTGTTGTAATTTCTCATCAAATTGTTGTTGACCCATTAATTGTTTAGATTTGTCTAAATTAATTTTTTCTTGCTCTTGGTCACGTTTAGCACTGTCGTCCATAGCTCGTAAATCAAGTTCTCTTGCTTTTAATTTAGCAATTGGGTCTCCACCATACTCACCCATAATTTTATTTTCTTCATCTTTAAATTCTCCAGTCATTTCTGCAATTAATTTTGCTTTTCTAGACTCTAAATTCATCGACATTTGCATAATTTGTTGTTGATACTGCGGATCTTGCTGTAACATTGGGTTTTGTTGCACCATTTGTTGCATTTGCATCAATTGTGCAATTTCTTCTCTAAATTCTACCTCTAATTGCTCTTGTGCCATCAAAGAAATGTGTTCAAATATGTTTTTTTCTAATGCACCCATCACAGCTGGACTATTTCTAGCAATATTAGTCGCCATAAAGTTTAAATGAGTCGTAATATGTGCTTGATGGTCCTGTCCTTTGAAAGCTTGAAAAGGTTTTCCACTCATTGCAAGAATATTTTCTGCTGCAGGGTCCATTGGTTGTGGTTGTTGAGGTGGCGGAAGTATTTTATCAATATTTTTTACACCAATCGCTGTGTACATAGCATGGTATGCTTCATATAAATTATGCATTTGCGGATTTGACTGTGCAAGTTGTAATTCTGTTTGTGCTAAACTAATTCTTTGTGATTGAGAAAAAATATTTGGGTCTGCAACAGGTATAATATCTACCTTGTCATCAAAATCTTGTACTTTAATATTTCTTTGTCCACCCACTACATCATAAGGATACTCTTGGGGCAGATAAGTTTTAAAAACTCCTGCCAATAATTGAAATTCATTTTTCATCGCCACATACAATCTTTTATGTATGGCTGACATGACTCTTGAACCACGTTCTAATAGAGCAATAGTCGTCCCAACAGCTGCTTGTTGGTTGCCGTCTCCGACCTGCATGTCAGCGATGGCGGCAAATCGTTGCCCTGCCGAAACCACAATACCCATCAACTGTAATAAAGTTGGTGATGGTTCTTTAAATGGTAATGGCATAAATGCATCCTTGATACTTCCTCCAGGTGCATCTACATCTCTGAATTCTCCAGGTTGAATTGCTTGTGCTTCATCTCTTACTCTGATTCCACGTTGTTTAAATCCTGCTGGTAAATTACTTAAAGTTCCTGCGTCTAATAATTGACGTAAAGCAGTAGTTGCCGTTCGTGACAAACCACCGATCATGTGTATTAATCCAAAGCCATAAAAACCCATACCAGGTAAAAATTTAAAATGCACAAAATAATCTATTTTAGATTTTGTTGGATCTTCTGCTTGGAAATTTCTTCTAATAGATAATACTTCTCTACTACCCATTTCAAGAGTTACAATGTATGGAAGTTTAATTCCTGTTGGTTCCCCTTGTGAATCTTTATCTTCAAAACCTTCTAAATCTAAATCAGTATGTATTTCTAAAATAGTAAAGATATCTTCGTCTTGTGTTTTCTTAACACCTTCTAGTTCTCTTTCTTTTTTCTGCACTTCTGTTTCTTCGTTATAACCAGGAGTTAATTCTATATCTTTATAAAAACCTGATACTTGTTTTTTCCTAACTTCGTTTTCAGACATTTTAATCATGTGAATAACAGACTCCGCATCTTCTAACGAAGTTGCAGTGTATGGAACAACTAAATCATCAGCCGGTACAAATTTTGAGACGGCTCTGCCAAGTAGTTCATCGTAATAAACTTTCTTGAACGCAGAGCCGGCAAGAGGGAGATAAAAAAGCATTTGATCGAACTCGGGTTCATACTCCTTCATCACATCCATGATTTGATAGTTCATGAATTCTTTAACTCTGTTTGATTGGTCTTCTCTAGCTCTATCTGCTAGTCCAACAATTTGTGTGTGTACTGGACCGTTAGCCGGTAATAATTCTTTGTAAGCTTGTGCTTGAAACTGTGTAACCGCTTCTGCAAGAACAGGATGCGTTGCACCACTTGCTCCTTGGAAAGGCTGTGTTGGGTTTTCGTATTTAAATCCTAAAAGGTCTAGTCCTTTTGTGTAACTATCTTCCCAATCTTTTCTAGATGATTTGTATTGATTGTAATTTGCTGCAAGTTCAGAGCCTAGTTTACCTAAAACATCGTCCGGTAATAATTCTGCTAAGTTATCAAAATGAGATTCGCCGCCACCTGCATTCACTGCTTCTGGATCAAAATTAATTGTTGCACTACCATCTTCTTCTTGAGTTATTTGAATATCATCTGGTCCAACTTGCTCTTCAATATTTTCTTGTTGAGCTTCGACAATTTCGTCTTGTCCAGGTATTTTAATTTCAGTCTCTACGTTTGGTAGGGCTTTGTCTATATCTGCCATTTATATTCTCCGAGTTCTTTATTGTTGTAACCTGTTTTGTAGGAACATTCAACCCTTGTGAGTCAGGTCCCTTAAGTGGTGGGATTGCATTAAATTTAACGTGTTGCATATTTACCACAAGATTTTTATTCTTCATCGCTAAAAAAACCTCTCTTATTTTTAAAATCA